GAAACTAAAGTAATATTCGTTCCGGCTGTATTGGATGCGGTTGAAGCTCCAACTAATTTCATTGTATTATCAATCGCATAAGGAATGGTTATTGTAGTCTGGTCAGTACCAGCATTATAACTTTCACTTACACCTGATGTAGAATTGGTGATTTTCCTATCTAAATGAGTTAAATAACTAGCAGAAGCATCTACTGTAGCAGGTGCAACATCAATAGTTTCGATGTAAACGCCATCAGACCTTTCTATTAATAAATATAAATCAGTTCCGATAAAATCAACATTTAGAATTGTTACATTAGAAGTTGTTCCGAATGACCAGCGATGCCAAGCACTTTGTAATCTTTTGTTATCTGCATAAAACCATTGATAAACATATAACGCATTAACGTCTGTAGATTTAGAACTTAAAGCAACTAAAACATTTTCATTAGATGCAATAGCAAATTTAAAAACACTTGAAGGAATATATTTTGGTATGTTCGCTGTAATATCTTCTCCTTCATTTGTTTCACCATCCGACTCTACGTAATATTCTCTTAAACCAGTAAATTCACCTTTGTTGAATCCGAAGAAAACATTACTTCCTGAGCCAACAGGTTTAACTGAATCTAAAGCTTCATATTCAGTTGCTACATCAACAGCCACATTTGAAGGTGTTAATGAAGTTCCACCAGATAAAAGAAATTGTGTCTGGTCAGAAAAGATTAATAAATTAGTATTAAATGGAATTGCATTTTTTAATAAACTAACTTTTGTGTGACTGACATTTATATCAATAACATCTGTATCTAAAACATCCGTAACTGTTTCAGCAAAAAATTCAAAATATTCACTAGCTCTTGATAAAATTACATTTTCATCTGCTAATAAACCCAATCTATTACTATGAAAGAAAATATCTTTTATCTTTGTGTCAACAAAAGATGGATTAGGAGCACTATTTAAATCTCCAACAAGTCGTTCACCCCAACTTGGTACATCATAGGAAGTAGCTGAAATTGTATAACTTGAACCATCTGCTTGAGTTAATCTAAAATTCCCATCTGCTGTTCTAATAAGCAAATGAGGCATTGTATCGTAATCAAATTTATATTCGATTGATGGAGATATAGTTTCTTCCCATACTGAAGTGCTTGCTACCCACTTCACCCAATAATTATCAAAATTATTTGAAGCATCACCTTTAACTTCTACAACTTGTCCATCTATTCCTTCTGGTGGTAAATCAGAAAAGTTTTGAACGCTGTCATAAATAATTTGAGAAGCGTTGTCTCCATAACCATCACTAGCTGAAACTGAAAGCGTTCCTGAAGCTTTAACTACTTTAAAAGAAGAATTTCCAATTTTTGTAAACGTATAACCTGATACTGTTCCTATTGCTGTAAATAATCCGTCTCTAATATCTTCGGTATTTGAATTTGTGCTTGTGAATGAGTAAGTTGTAGAATCAATGGTTACAGAATAATCTATAGCATTAACACCTTGAGTAACTTGATAAATTGCTTGTTCAACTTTACCTGTGCTTGTTGCCGAGACCATAGCTACAGTTTTGTCTGTATTTACTATGTAAGTATAATCATTAACTGTTAAGCATTTAAACTCACTTCTTGGAGTAGTGGATGCTAAATAGTTAGTGGCATCAGTTTGTGCAACTACTGTCTTTGCTGTTCCGTCTACGTCATAAACAGCGATAGCTCCATTTGTAATTACTACAATGTATCTCTCTGAAGTATCTCTATTAATAGTATGAATATATGCGTTAGATAAACTGCTACCAGTTATCTTTGCTACATAATTAGTTGGAGGCCTCTTCTTTAACCCTTCTACAACTCCTGAAAAACCATTCTCCTGTGTTGTTGCTTGATTTTCTAGGCGTAATATCTCAGGTTGTTGACTAATTCCCCCAATTAAATTTGAAATATTTCGAGAGACTAAAGGCATTTTATGTACTGTATTTAATAATGTTATTTCGATTAATAATTTTATGTTGGTCTAAACTATTAAAAATATTGTGGTCAGCAGTGTCAGCTTCAGTTTGTTTTAATAAAGCTAAAGCTCCAAGTTCATCTTGTATTGAAAATTTATGTATTGATTGAGAACCTAAAGTTCTATCGTGATATATTCTGCTGGCTCTAATAGTTATATATCTTCTTGCTTGTTCAGGAATATTTTCAAAATCTAAAAGATAAATAACTGTTACATATTCAAAATCTTTATCCCAAGTAAAAGTTTCACCTGCTAAATTATATAAATAATTTCCTCTTAATACTGGGTCATAAGAAGATTTACTTTCTCTTAGATGGTCAAATTCAATGTGTAAGACATCTGCTCCTACAACTAATTTATTATTTACATCTCTATTAAGAGCTACCTTCCAAGAAGTATTGAATTTCCATCCAGCACTCTGAACTTCTCTGTTTACCTCATTCAAGATATTTACTGCTGTACTTGCATCTAATGGAAGAACACCAGATAAAGAATTAACCGGAGCTTCTCCAATAGTTGAGAGCATTGTATTAACGCACTCAAGCTGTGTAGTTCTTGTAGTTATTGTTGCCATAATTTTTATAATTCTAAAGAGGTTTGCGGAGTAGGCGAAACTTAATGCTTCGCCTTTCTCCTATCTTAGGTCTAGTATTAGCCAGTCTTGATTGAGATTGCTGACTCCGGTCTTAATATATTATGGCCGAGAGCCATTTTCGCAACCATTAACGAACCTTGTCTACGAATGTCATATTCTGACTCCATAGCTAAATCCATTAACTTGACTGTTCCGATTGCTGATTTGTGAAATATAACAGCGTAGTGTGCCGAAGCATTTACGTTGTAAGTATTATTTGCACCACTGTCAGCACCATTATTTGCGAAAGCCAAAACTGCTGTTGGACTTTTTACAATGTTGATACCTGCAACTTTAATTACAGTTCCATCAGAGTAAACACCATTATTTCCACCGAAATCTCTGTTAAGAATTTTGTCATTCTCAACTAAATTGTAGTAGATTGCTGGCGTAACAACGCAGTATCTATCTTGATTTGGCACATCCTTGTTATCCAATTTTTCTGCCGCATCAAATATAGAAGTAATGAGAGATGCCGCATTTGTATTAGCATCTGCATCAGTAATTTCTTCTCCGCCATTTCCACCTGTTATAGTAGAAGAAGCTTGAGAAGCTAGAACCGCAAGCTGAATAAGATTTTGGTCAACCTTATTAGCAAGAGCTCTGCCCATTTCTGAGCTATAAACGCTTCTTACATCGTAGTGATTTTTAGCTTCTTCCAAATTTGAAAGAAACGCACTAGATATAAGTAAATCGTCTATATTAATGATTTTCTCATTGTGTTTGACTTGCGTACCAGTGATTTCGTTCCCTACTGTGTGGTAACTTGCTGACGTAGTTCCGATTACCGGAAACGTAGCAGATTTACCGCTAGTTATTGAACGAGTAGTTGTCATCCCTAACATTTGATTTTCTCGCATAAACGTGGCAAGAACCTCACCACTGAACACTTTGAGAAAAAGACTGTTAGCATCACCAGCCGCATTTACTTGACCTAATTGTGATACTGTAGCATTAGCCATAGTTATCTCCTTAGGTTAGTTGTTAAACCACGCACATACTTCAACTGTTCTCTCTTAATTCTTACTCGCGAGTAATAATAAAAGGCAATATACCTTTGTGTCGTGACACTCCTCTTAAAGAAGAGTGAGTGTTATTTTCTATATTTTTTATTCCATCGCTTATTCCACGCCCAGACATGAAGTTTTGAACCAATATTTTCCAAGAATCCCAAAAGGAAATCTTTAATTTTCTTCATTTAAAGTAATAAAAGAATAACAACAACTATAGCTACAACAGCTATTTTTGTTTTGTTACTTCTGTTATTCCAGAAAGTTTGTATTTTTTCTATCATATCTGGTAGTGTCATTTATTAACTATCGCTATTTGATGGAAATCTAATCCAAACATCATTCCAAAAATCTTTATAAAATTTCTGTACTTGCGA